CAAGAGAGCTTGGACCTGATACTGCTAAAAATATAGATAATATTATTGCAGACCTACCTGCATTCTTATTAGACAACCCTGCTCCTTCACTAAAAGAATTGAGAAAAGCATTAGGTTTAGGGAATGCAAAATATGATGATGTAGCTCGTGTTGCACAACAGGGTGGTATAGGAGCTTTTATAGATGAGAAAAGTGGAAAGTTTCTTATCAACAATCCAAAGAATAACAATATAGTAAGTGAGCTTACACAAAGTGATTATAAAACTGTATTAGATTTGAATGGAGTATTACAAAAGAGTGTAAGGAATATGACCTTTGATGATATTAACCAAAGAGCAGCAGAGGCAGCTTTTGAATTGCATAATAGATTACTATATAACTTAACAGAGAGAGGTTATTTAGCAGAAGCATACAGAGTAATTCTCCCATTCTTTGAAGCATATAGAGAAGTAATAGGAAGATGGGCTTTGTTAGCGACAACAAATACAAAAGCAACAGCACAAGTTGCATTTGCCTACAGAAAAGGATTAGAAAAGAATTTAATATACGAAGACCAGTTTGGTGAAAAGTATTTGATTATACCAGTAGGAGGTACAGCTCTTGAAAACTATGTGAAGTCAGGTGGAGAAGGACTGTGGACTGACGATATAGGATGGCAAGATAGTGGGGTAATATTAAAAAGAAGTTTTCCTTTAAGTGCATTAGGTGTTGCAGGTGGAGGACTTATGCCACCATTAGGTATGGTAGTAGCAGTACCTGTCGGTCTTTTAACTACTGATAAACCTGAAACAAGAAGATTCTTAGAAAGAACTGTATTTCAATTTGGTCTTCCTTTTGAAGGAGGTGCTGATGATGTAGGAGATTTCTTAGCAGAAGTTTTAATAAATGAAACTATGCCTTCTACAGCAGTAAATATATTCAATTCTGTATTAGGAAAAGTTGGAAACAAAGGTGTAGATGAAGACTTATATCACTTAGCTACAAGTCAAGCTGTACAAATAGCTGCAAAACTTTATCCTGATAAATCAGATAATCCTGAAGAACTATTTGAAATAGCAAATATTATACGAGACAACATTTATCAGTTAAAAGCTTGGGATAGGAATGTAAATCCACTTGTTCCAAAAATGAATGTATTGTATAGAGTGGATTTGGAAGACTCAACATTTTTAGAATGGTATGGAGAAAATGGAGAACAAAGTGGTATTGTTTGGAATAGTTTTGTTGAAATGTCTATTATCCACAGTCTTTATAGAGATTTGAAAATAGAATACACACAAATGATGGGGGTTAGAGCAGCAGATTATATGGCTACTGAAGCTGTTATTAAGTTTATGGGATTAGATAAATATAGTTTAGAAGACCAATTCACTTCTGCTTCTTTACAGCTAAGAGGTAAGTCTGTAACTACAGCAGGAAAGATGCCTAGAACTGTTCCAGAGTATGATTTCTGGTTAGATAACCAAGAACTTTACGATGATTACCAGGGAGTTGTTATGTATTTCTTTGATGGCTTAGGAGAAGGGGAAACAGATTACAGTTCTTTTGGTTACTTAAAAGGTTTAGGAATGGTAACTCCTAAAACTAAAGAACAATTCTATCATCATGCAGCAACTTATGCAGCTTCGGTTTTTGCTAGACAACACTTAGCCCAACTTAAACAACAATGGGAAGATGCAGATTTAAGTGAAGCAGAAGTAAAAGTACAAAAAGCTTTATTTACAATGCGTATGGCAGAAATGTTTCCGTTAGCTTATGGAATGCCATTAGATAAAGCAGAAGCTTTGAGAAAATTACCTGGTTACCAAATTCCTGATGGATATGCGTATGAGCTAGACCCATTCCTATTAGAAGCAGCAGTTAATGACCCAAGATTTGCAGACTTTGCAATAACACCTGCAATAAAAGAATATACAGATTTTCGTGCTGCTGTTCTAAACACTATTGCAGTAGTAAAAGGTATAGGATTAGCCAATCCACTAAATGCTTCTGATTGGTTAAGAACTTCGGAGACAGATGAAGCTCAATTTTTTAGAGACCAACTTTTTAATAAGGCTAATCAAGTGATTAGTGAAAATCCTATGTTTGCTGTAGTTTTCGAAGGAGTGTTCTATAATGAAATAAGTAAGTTTGGATTCGGAGAGATTGAAGAATAATGGGAAATTTTTATATACCAAGAACAAATGCTTTAGGTGAAGACGGTAGTGATACGACAACTACAGTTACGACTACAACAATACCTACTAATGGAGGGGATGGTTCAGAACCTCAGGCACTAGAAGCAATATTAATAGCGGGATTTCTGGAATTAATGAAAGATGGTGGGTATGACACAAGACCACTTGGTGAAGGTATGCAAAGAAACTATACAAATGCAGATGGAAAAGAAGTCCCTGCAGAACAATACCTAAGAGAACAGATGGGTTATAAATACGTATATTATCCTTCTGATGCAAGAGAAATAGCTATAGCACTAGCTTCAGATAAGGCATTAATGGCATCTCTTAAAACACAAATGGCAAATGTAGGCTTAATAGATGGTACGAAAACTATAGGTCTATTGGCAGATGGGGAATTTATTAAAGGCATAACAACTTTAATGACTTTAACTATGAACAGTGGTGGGAAGATGTCGTGGCAACAATCTTTAGAAGCATTTACTTTTGATTATCAATCACGAAAAGCAATGATTGCATCTACACCTTCTTTAGATAAAGAAGAAATAGATGATATGGTAGATGCAACTTTAGCTACAGCAAAACAGAGAAAGGGTTCTCCGTTGTCACAAGAAGAGAAAGATTATATATCTGATAAAGTATCAGGAATATCTTTAGAATTTAATGAAGCAAATAAAGATTTAGACCCTGGAAGAGGCGAACAGTTTATTTTTGAACAGGGCTATGTAGAAGATTCCCTTGAAGATAGAGCATTAATGGAAGAACAAGAAGAAAAAGCAGGTGTATATCAAGTAGGAACAACTACTGTACTACCTGCAGTTGAGGGAGAAGAGCCAGATGTAGAAGGTTTAACAGAAGATGTAGGAGATGTAGTAGAAGGATTGTTTGCACCTAGAGAGGAACTCGCAAGACAGCAAGGATTGGTAGGAAGAGGACAGGCTAGAACGAAGCAGGTCATTCAAGGTTTAACTGGAAAAATGAAGGAAGAGGTTAAACGATGAATGAGAAAATAGCTGTAGGAGTTTTATTGTTTCTACTTAGACAAGCAGGAGTTGCTGAATCAGATATACCAAATATGTTAGCTATTGCACAAATGGAATCAGGTCTTACTGATAATATTGAAGGCAAAGTAAATGACAATGGAACTAGAGATGTTGGTATATGGCAGATAAATGCAGAGGAATATTGGCATGACAGCAAAGGAACAAATGATAATTCAAAAGGACCAGATGATTTTACAAGAAAGTGGATGGAATCTAATGGTGGAGAATTGTCTTTGGATGATTTTAGAGAGAAAATAAAAACAGATATTGTTTACTCAACTCAATTTGCTTCGGATGTTGTAAAGTACAGAGAAAGAAATCCTAAAAATTTTCCAGGAGGAAAATATAGTGCATGGGCTGTATGGAAAAGTTTTATAGAACCTTATGCAAATGAGGGTAAAACAGACATTACAGGGATAGCACCAGGCAGACAACCAGATATGGATTTAGCCGTTGAGTATATTGAAGACTTTGATTCTATAGAGGAAATAGAATATCAAGGAGAATCTCCACCTATCACAACTACATCTTCAACTATTCCTACTCTAGAAGAACTCGGTGAAATAGACCCACCGAATAGTTATTTTCCTAGAAAGGAGGATGTTGTACAAGGAAAAGACTTTGATTCTTGGAGTAAATCAGCTAATCAAGTTCACCAAATAATGCTTTCTCAGATAAATAATCAGAGATTAGGAGCAGGAAAAGGAGAACTTAAAGTACCAGAACAGAAAAAAAATCCAGAATTTACAGGTATTGCAAAACAAGCATTTGAAATTCTTGCAGGGTTAAGACATTTTGATAAGTCTGGTGGTAAGTCCAATCTACTTTGGACTGATGATATGCCAGAACCTAAAAGTTATCAACCTGTTTGGACTGATGATATGCCAGAACCTAAAAGTTATCCTCTAACACAAGAAGACGATAACTAATGGCAGAAGATAAGATAGGAAAAAAGCCTAAAAGTATCGATGAGCTGCTAGACGCGTTCTTTGGGGAACGTTCTAGAACTTTTGGAGACAGAGTAGCAAACCTAAATTTGGAGGATTGGTTCGGATATGAAATCGAAGAGAAAATAGATGCTGATGCTATATTCAAAAAACTTGGGTTTCATCCAAGGGTAATAAAAAGTGTTTGGTTGACACAACTGCTTACTACCAATTCACATCACGGAGATGCGACAAGGGGTATTTATAACTTTCTAAAAGATAATATACCCAAAAATTCTAAAGTTATAAAACAGGTTATACGCGACCTTGGAATATTAAGAAAGAATTTTCCTAAAATACCAAGAGGTCTAACTCTACAAAATGCAGTACTCGAAACTATTATAGGTAAATTACTTCAAACAGGTATGGTTGATGATGGTGTTATTACTATATCAACGAGGACTAGAGGGTATCTAACTATATCAGAAAAATTAGCAGAAGCATCTGGTCCACTGAAAGCACTAATGGAAGACCTTTCTGTAGAAGATTATACAAGTCGAAGTGGATATAGTCATCACGGCACGGACCTTAGAAGATTTGGCGATAATATGTACGATGTAATAAAAAATATAGTAGATGAATTTCCTAAAGCAGCAGGTCGATGGATAAGTGATGCTTCACCTTTACGTGTTGATGAAGACGCAATGAAGTTGATTTACTCTGATGGTTCAGAGAAAATTATTAAAGGTAATGTAATCGATAATATTTTAGGAGGAGCTATTGACTATGTAAAAGATATGGCTGATGAAATCGGTAAAAAACACCCTAAAGGTCAAAGGAGTTTCTTAGAAATGCTTTATGGTAATGTTGATGATATTCCTGACTTTCTGAAAAACTTCTGGACAGATAACATGGATGAAGTTCCAGGATTAACAAGACGAACAATAGCTAATTTAGGAGTGTTCGATAACATACCAGGAATGGATGTAATACTCGACCTAAGATTTGATAAGGTAAGAGATTTATTTTTACAAAATAAATATTTTGATAAATTGCTTAACACCAAACTTTTTGATACAAAAAAACAAACAGAATTGTTGGGTGCAGGTAGGGACTCACTAAGATTTGGGATATGGGAAGCAATATTTGGAGAGGGTTCAAAATTAGCGATTACAGACGGTGTAGTAACTGATATATCTAAGAAAGCTGCTGAATGGTCACAGAAGCTTGTACCTGATATTTTAACAACACGAGAGTTAACAAAAAACAACTACGGTCTGGGAATAGATTACGATTTGGTAAAGAAGGTTACTGAATGGGCAAAAAATAATGGAAGGTACTGGGAAGCAATAACAGGAGCAGCTAAAGATTTTGTTGGTAAAGGGGTGGATATTGGTAAGAAGGCAGGGACATTAGGTGCAAAAACAGGTATTACTGTATTAGCTCCAGGAGATATTATTATAGAGGAAAGCCTTAGAAAACTGGCACCTAAAATAATAGGAGGAGCTATATCAAAAACAGCATTAATAGCATATATCTCTTATGAGATGGCTTTATTGTTTATGGATGTTAGTGAAGGACTGGTAAAGGCTAATGAAAAAGCAGGTGTTGGCAAGAATAAATATGCAGGTTATTCATTTACAGGTGGTAAAGATATAGATTTTGAAGAAGTTGGTGCGTATGAACAAGCAGATTTTTCTAATTATGGGAAAAACTTCTGGACTGGTTTTTCTGAATCGAAGATTTCAGATGACTACTCTATAGGTTACGCATTAACCAAAGAAATACACAATTATTTATTCAAAGATGTTTATGGTAGAATAGCACAAGATTTATATACAGGAACAGGTACATATACAAATACAGGAACAGGTAAGTAATGAGTGAGAAATCAATATTAATAGATTTAATTAATGGATATATAACTAAAGAACAATACGAAGAAAGAGTAACTGAATATAGGAAAGCTTCTGGTTCTTTTCAATATGATTCCAAAGGGTACCAAGAAGGAAAAGACTTTGAACAAGCTTGGATGGACCAAACACCTTACTATCCTTTTGGACCTCCATCTGAGGGTGGCGACCAAACACTCCCTGGAGTCAAGGAAGACAATGTTGGGTCACCTTATGGACCAAATTTAACAGAACAAGCAGATGATATGATTGAAGAATTGGGTATCAATCCTGATGGAATGGAAGGAAAAGCACTTCATCAAGCTTGGATAGATAATGAATTAGAGAGAATAATAGAAGAAGCTGATGACATGGGCTATCAAGAAGAGAAACTATTTAGAGAAGCTTTAATAAAAGGTGGAAGCCAAGCAGAACTAGATAGATTAGCAAGGTCTGGTGTTACTTGGGATGGGGATAAGTGGGTTAGAGACCCAAATATTAAAACATCTGATGACCCTACAGGTCCTCCTGTTCCTCTAGGTTCTGACGGTACATGTCCTGACGGTTATGAGTGGGATGAAGCAACACAAACTTGTGTTTTAATAGAAGACCCTGATGGTAGTCCTGTAAGTGAAGATTCAGTAGGAGATATTTTAGGAAGAGCAGGTTCCGAGCTTTGGGTAGATGAAGCAGGTAATAAATACATATCTTTTAGAATACCTAATACAGATGCTTATATGACTTACACAGCAACGGAAGAACAGCTCGGATTATTTTATTCAGATGTTCTTAGGGAAGATGGAACTACCGAATCATTTCTTAGACCTACAGAACAATTAATAACTCCTGATTCTGATAAATGGATTAACTCTTTAGGGTTGGGAAATATAGTAGAAGTTGAAATGGATGTTATTGAATCAGAGTTCGGAAGTATTTTCGAGAGCATTGTATCTAATTTTGAAAAAGTAAAAAAGGTAAGACCATGGATGGAAGATAATGAAATGTTTTCTCTATGGTTGGAAGGTATTGTCGAAGATAGAGAGATAGCAGATTACGAATGGGAAGGGACAGATTGGTGGACATCTCATACTAAAGAACAAAGAGATTGGATGTTGTTGTCTCAAGGTGCAGATATGGGTTCTTTATCTGCTGATGCACAGGCTTTATTAGATAATAACGAAATAAGAGCTAAGGAAATATTAAGACAAAATGGTGTATCTAATCCAGATGAAATAATTTCAAATGGACAATCCTTAACAGAATGGTTTGGTTCTCAATTATCTACAGGACTTATGACGGAATTGCAATGGATGAACCAAGCTAGAGCAATGGGAGACCCTTTATCTGGAATTGAAGTGGAGGGAAGTGTACAATCATTTTTAACAGGAAGTCAAGTATCTCCTAAGTCAACTCAGGCAGGATATGCACAAGCTATTGAACTAGCCGAGAGATGGCTAGGACCTCTGTATGGAAACTTCAGTGATGCTGATATTGACAAGTATGCAAGTATGATTAGAAACGCAGAAAGTCCAGAAATAGGTGTGCAACAAGTAGAAGACAGCTTAAAGAGTGTTAGGAAGGTTATGTTCTCCACTGATATTTATGACGAGAATCTAACATACGATGAGATAGCTACACCTTGGAGAAATTTTGCATTTCAAATGCTAGGAGAAAGAGTAAGTGAAACAAGTTCTGATTGGATAGATGTATTGAATGCTAATGACCAAGCACAAGCTAGTAAGATTTTAACTATACATGGAATGAACAATGGAAACCAAAAGATACTCGACCAAGTTACAGATGACATGGGTTCTTTTCTAGGTTCATCCCCAGAGTCTAAAGGAATATTGAGAGGACAACCTACATAATGGCAGTACTTAGTGCAACAGCAAGAGCAGCAATAATAAATGAAACAAAATCCAAGTATGGACCAAACTTACCTGAAGAGTTATTGTCAGTATATATTGACGCATACGTAGATAGTGGTAATGATTCTCTTGAAGCAGGTAATGTCATGAGACAAAGTGAAACATATAAACAATTATTTCCTGGAAACTTGAATCCTGATGGAGTTACTGTTAAGTATTCAGAAGGAGAATACTTACAGATAGTAGATTCATTCAAACGTAAGGTAGAGTCAGTAGGAATAAATGCTGACCTTGTTATTACAAATGAAAGAATAGAAACTTTGATAGAGAATGTTATCTCTCCTAAAGAATTTGGTGAAAGAGTTCAAGGTATATATCAAAATGTATTGAGTGCATTACCACAAGTTAAAG